ATAAAGACTCTTCATTTTTGGATACTGTATGTAGAGCTAATGATAGATTTATCGATGTAAATCTAAAAGCGTTTGAATTATATCTGAATTTTCTTAGAACAAAAAATTCTTCATGGCTATATAATGCCGAAAGGGAACTAACATAATGTCTCGTATTAATAAAACAACAATTTATGCAATCAAATGGTTAAGTAGTCAGGGACATGATATAGAATCTATAGCTAACGAACTGTCTGTTTCTAAAAAGCAGGTAGAGGTCCACACAGACCTTCCTCAACCGGTTCAACCAGTTCAGGTTAGTCAAGAAGAACAACCCAAAATTACCCCTAAAAATCTTATGATAACACAAACAAGTGTTAAGAAAACCAACAACGTTGCTATTATGACTGGTGAAGCATCTATGCTCAGTGACCATATTAAGAAAAACCAAAAAGCCACACCAAAACATCAAACAGGCATTTTCCGACCAAAACAATAATGAGTAATATTTATCCATCTAGGTATTCTAATGGTAAGAAGGTTTCGGCTGCTCAGTATATTACTGAATTAATATGTGAAAATAAAGCAAAGCAAGATAAATTAGATTTACATCATAGATTTTGGTTAAATCCAGAGTGGTCCAAATACTATAGAAATCAAATAGGGACTGCTAATCAACTATTAAAGAAATACAGTCCTAAAGCGATTATCAAAGCTTTACAAGACAACAAAGCACAAAAAATCTATTCTTTGCGAGCACCTCACCTTGTGGCTATTATAGACCAATACCAGTCCATAGTAGACTCTGAAAATACAGAATTTACCAAAGATATAGAACGTAAAGAAGTTAAAACTTACAGAAAAGAACAACCTAAAACCAGTCTGCTATCAAAACTAAAGGAACTAGACGATGAGTCTTAAAGAAGATGTTGCTAAAAATTTTGGAAATGAAATTATCTTATCAGGTAATGCTATAGTAGATAGAAAGTCTATTATCATACCAGTAAGCCCATCGTTGGATATGGTTTTAAACGGAGGTATCCCAGAAGGAAGTTTTGTGGTATTCACAGGACAGCCCAAATGTGGAAAAACCACGACCTCTCTTTCTTTTGCCGCTACCGCACAAAGACCCGAGTACAAGGGAGACTTAGCGAAAGATCGTCATGTGTATTACCTAAATATTGAGGGTAGATTAAAAAAGAGAGATCTTGAAGGTATTCCAGGATTAGATCTTAATAGGATTGATGTTATAGGATCTCAACAAGGTAAAATTCTTCATGCAGAAGAATATCTGCAAATTGGAGAAAGAATCATTAATGAAATTCCTGGTTCTATATTAATCATAGACTCATATTCTGCACTATGTACAGAAGCAGAAATTACTAGTGATATGGATAAAATGCAACGTGCAGACGGCGCTAAATTATTAGCAAAGTTTTGTCGTAAGGTAGCAAATGTAATACCTGTTAATAAAAACATTGTAATTGGTATCACTCATCTTATGGGTAATCCAACGGGATATGGTGCAGAATTTAAGGAGAAGTCTGGGCAGGCTATTGCTTATCAGACGGATGTTAAGATAAAGGCTAAGACTTTTAAGCCATGGATTATCGGAACAGATGCTACTCAAATAGGCCAGGAAGTAGAATGGCAAGTTCTATGTTCCGCTCTCGGTCCTCCGGGAGCTTCTATCACTAGTTATATTAGGTATGGTCAAGGTATTGATCAATATACTGAATCGATCATGTTGGCTTGTGATATTGGTCTAATCAATAAGGCCGGAGCTTGGTATACTTTAGACTTTGTTGACGAAGGAACAGAGAAAAAACCAAAGATGCAAGGCACCGAAAAAATCAGGCAGTTTTTGCTTGACAATCCGGAAACATATAGTAAACTCAACGCATCAATCAAGAGTACCATGGGAATCAAATGCTAGTAAAGGACTTGGATGGCATTGCTCACACTTGGAACTTGACAGGAAATATGGCTCATGGAAAGACTACTAATAAGTCCTCTTTGCATATAAGAGCCAGAGCCTTATTATCTGCCCAGTTTCCAACACTACAATTGCTGGAAGAAATTCCAATTATATTGCGTAAGTCTGAGACTTTGTACTTAGATTTTTATATGCCTCTTAATAGAACTTGTGTGGAAGTTCATGGAGAACAACACTATAAATTCGTTGGTCATTATCACAATAATGCCCTAGGCTTCATGAAGCACAAAAAGAGAGATAAAGAAAAACTGGAATGGTGTGAATTAAATGGTATTAAATATATAGAGCTACCCTTTAATGAGTCTGATTCAGAATGGCTAAATAGGATTACAGGGAAATGAATACTAAAGAAAAAGTTGAAGAATGGGATCGTATATTAGACGAATATGAAAAATCTATTGGTCTAGGAACATATTCTGATATTCATAATTTTACAGAAGAAGAATTGAATTCCTACTTCTCTATGTCGCGGGATGTTATAGAAAAATTAACCCCAGAAGATTGTGCACAGATCTCCTTGAGATTAGCCCAATATGCTTTGTTCTTACAAAGAACTATTAATAGAGAAATAGCTAGACATAACTGGGCCGAAGAATCAATTAAGGAATCTATCGCTGACGAAATTAATAACTATAAGGGATATGGATATATAGAAAAATCTCTTCAAGCTAATAAACATAACGATAAAGCTAGTGGGTTAAATCGTATCAAAAAATACGCAAAACAAAGAATGGATAGACTATCCTATTTAGCGAATAACATTAAAAACCTATCCGATATCATATTAGCAGTACAGAAAACAAAGGTGAAACATGGATCTTAATGACCTAATAAAAAATCCAGATCAAATTAAAAATCTAATAGAGGTTCTACAAGCCCTTTTACCAAAAGAGCAAGAAGATACAGAGTCTATTGTTGCTGAAAGTAAAACCAAGAGCAAAAACTCAAACAGATCAACATCAACCATCAAGACACGCGGAGGACAAAAACGCCGTAAGTCTAATGGTAGCGAAGGTCTGAATAAGTTTGAGAGTATGTCAGAATTTGCTATGCACAAAGAAGATTCTGCAATAGATAAGGTTTTATCTAAAATTCCACCAGTTGCTAGAACAAGAGATGAAGCCGAACCGGTGGATGTAGTTTGTAGAATCTGTGGAAAAAAAGAGAGGGTCAGTCCCTCATTAATTTTTGATTCAATTTCGCGTTATAAATGTAATACTTGCGCCACCCAATCAGGTTAAGTTTAAGGTTTATCAAATATGATTTTATGCGATCCTTCGGCAGAAAGAGCCGTATTAAGTGGCATTCTCCAATATGGTGAAGATGCTTTTTTAGACGTTAGTGATCTTATACAAGAGTCTACATTCACAGTAGATAGTAATCAACTTATTTTTAGGTGCTTAAAAACCATATGTGAAAAGCATCAAAAACCAAAAATAGACTTGGCACTTATATACTCAACTGCACAAGAGCTAGAAGTTGGGCATATTCTTACCAAAAAAGAAGAAGCTCTGCACTTAAAGGCTATTGGCGATTTTCCTGTTAATCTAGAAAACATTCGCAAATTTGCTGCAAAAATCAGAAAGCTTGAAATTGCTAGACTTTTACATAAGCAGCTTAAAACTGCTCAAGATAAAATTTTAGATGTTAACGGCAGTGAAAGTATTTCTTCTATCATAGGCATTGCTGAAGATAGTGTTTTTAATTTTGCTTCTTCTATCAATAACGATAACGATAATGCTCCTTCTTTAATGGGAGAAGGTTTAGAAGAATATATAGAGTATTTACAAACGAACACTATCGATCAGGTTGGTATTCCTACTGGCTTTCCTGTTTATGATCAAGCTATAGGTGGAGGATTAAGAAAAGGTACTGTCAATGTTATCGGAGCTAGACCAAAGACTGGTAAAACTCTATTGTCTGACAATATGGGTAGAAATATAGCTAAACTAGGTATACCTGTTTTAAACATGGATACCGAAATGAGCAAAAAAGACCACATACACAGACTCCTGGCTATGTCATCAGAAATAGAAATATCCAAAATTGAAACCGGAAAATTCACAGATTCTCCAGTACATAAAGCAAAAATATTGGAATCTGTGGCAGAACTTAAAAATATGCCAATACATCATAAAGTTATAGCTGGAAAACCTTTTGAAGAACAGCTATCTATTATGAGAAGATGGATAGTTAAAGAAGTAGGATTAAATGACGATGGTACGGCTAAAGATTGTGTTATATTTTATGACTATCTTAAGCTCATGGATACAGCAGGAATGGACAAAGACCTTAAAGAGTACCAGCTACTAGGCTTTATGATGACGGCACTGCACAATTTTGCTGTCAAGTATCAGGTTCCAATTATGGCCTTTATTCAATTAAATCGAGACGGCATTACCAAAGAAAGTACTGATTCCGCTAGCGGTTCTGATCGTATTATATGGTTGTGTAGCAATTTCAGTATTTTCAAGAGAAAGTCCGATGAAGAAATAGCAGAAGACGGGGTTGAGGGAGGTAATAGAAAACTTATTACTTTGATCGCTCGTCATGGAGGGGGTTTGGATGACAATGACTATATCAACTGTAATATGAAGGGCTGGTGCGCTAAAATTACAGAGGGTAAGACTAGACTAGAACTATTGAGCAATAATAAACAACACCAAGATGGATTTATCATTGATGACGAAAATAATAAAGAAGACATTCCCTTCGTATAATCAGTATCAATTAAAAGAATTATCTGATGCTGTTTGTGATGATATAGAAAATCTATTAATTACGTTGGGTATAGAAGACTATAAGATTCTTGATAAAATGGTTATCATGCCATGCCCCATTCATAGTGGAGATAATGCTTCGGCTTTTAACCTTTATTATCAAGGAGACTCTTATAGAGGAAATTGGAAATGTAGAACACATCAATGTGAAGGTCTTTTTAAGTCTTCTATTATTGGTTTTATACGAGGATGTTTATCCAGAATTAAAAAGAATTGGACAAAACCTGGTGATGATATGATATCTTTTAATGAAGCTGTGGAATATGCTGTTCAGTTCAGTAAGCACAATGTTCGTGCAATATCTACACCTAAAAAAGATCAAGAAAAACACACATTCGTTAATACTATCAACTATATCACCAAGAATAATACAAAAACTACTAATCAGATAGCTCGTTCAACAGTAGTCAAGTCTCTACAAATTCCATCGTCTTATTTTCAAAGTAGAAATTTTAGTAAAAAGATCTTAGCGAAATATGATGTTGGAGAATGTATAACCAGTGGAAGAGAGATGTATAATAGGGCCGTAGTACCCATTTATGACCAAGACCATAAATATATGATAGGATGTACTGGGCGCACCATTAATAATGAAACTCCAAAATGGAGACATAGTAAAGGATTCTCTGCTAATGAATCGTTGTATAATTTTTGGTATGCCAAAGAACACATTAAAACGCTTGGTGGAGTAGTTCTGGTAGAGAGTCCCGGTAATGTATGGAGACTTGAAGAAGCAGGAATACATAACTCTGTTGCTATATTTGGTTCTTCGTTGGGAGATAAGCAAAAAATGCTTCTTGATATTTCTGGCGCTATGACTATTGTAACCTTAATGGATAACGATGAAGCTGGGAAAAAAGCAGCAGATCAAATTCTACAAAAATGTCAAAGAACTTATAACGTTAAACATATTCAGCTTGTCGATTACCCAGATGTTGCAGAAATGCCTTTGGAAAAAGTTGTAAAAGATATTAAACCATTAATTGAAAGTCATATCAAATGCTAATATTAGGAATATCTGGACGAAAACAGTCTGGAAAAAGCACTACAGGAAATTTCATATACTCTATTTATATGTCTAATCTGGGCATATCTAATAAGGTATATATC